TGCAGGACATTGATGATGCAGAGTGGATGTCAGACTTTGAACGAGCAGATAGAATGGCAGAAGAGGAGAAACAGATTCGCCAGGATATTGAGAACGGTGACCTTTGGTATCCACTATTCTGATGTTTATACTCCCGATAGTATTGTGTGTCGTATATATCGCAGCGTTCATATTCTTTGTTAGATCAAGCTGGAAAGAGATAGATGGAAAAAGATGATGGAGAAAAGGATGACCCCTGTGATGACTGGAGCGATAGGCCCATACCTAAAACGATGCCTGATCGCACTCAGCGTCCTGTTAAACGTCCTGTTAGGGGGCGCAAACAATCAGACTTTCAGCGCGAGAAACTACGAATGGCAAAAGCAAAACAAGTATAACATAGTGTTCCTTATTGATCTTATGATTGGTAGGGGCCACTGCTTAGAGTGCTGGGTGTACTGGAAAGTGAGGAAGAAATGGTAAAGGCTCCAAAGGGTAGCGCTCCACTGTATGATGTCGTGGACTTCTACTATCACAGCGTTAAGTTCTTGAAGCTACGCCCAGCAACACAGAAAGATTATGAGTACCAGATTGATAAGGCTGTTGCTACAGTACTGCATGATGGTAGACGCTTAGGTGAGATACGCTTTGAGAACATCAAGCTTAAGCACATTACACAGGCATATGAGCAGTGGCTTAAGTCTGGTACTCGTACAGCTAACATACGGGCTACATATCTATCTGCTGTGTGGCGTGTAGCTAAACAGCATGAGATAACCAGATACATCAACCCTATCTCATTGCTTGACAGAGAAAAGGAGAAGCCTAGAAAAGTTCTATGGGAAGAGGCACACGTTATTAAGTTCCTCAACACAGCCTATGCAGAGTTTGACTGGCGTAGCATTGGCTTGATTGTTCACATGGCCTATGACTTTGCGCAGCGTGTAGGTGATATGCGTTTACTCAAGTGGGACTCAGTTAATCTAGATGCCCAGCGCCTTGACATAGAACAGAGTAAGCGTGGAGCTAGTGTACACCTACCTATCGGTGATAACTTATGCGCTATGCTCAAGTCACAGAAGGAAGCGTTTGGCTTTCAGGATTATGTTGCCCCTAAGCCTAAGCCTAGAGCAGGTGCTTGGGTGCCATACGATAAGGGAGATATATCTATTGTTACCAATGACATACTCGCCAAAGCTAATCTACCTAGTGAGCTCCGGGCTATGGATTTACGCCGTACTGCTATCACAGAAATGGTTGAGGCAGGGGTTGACATTGCTGGCATTATGCAGGTATCAGGTCACCAAGATCCTAGTAGCGTTAAACCTTACATGGTCAATACATTAGCTGGTGCTACTACAGCTTTAGATAAGAGGAACAAGAACAAATGATTGAAGTAACTTTCAAAGGTAGTATGGGTAACGACTTGACTGTAGTAAATGCTGCACGAGTAAGCTTTGGCAAGGAGAGTGAGTGGGACTATGAAGAGTCAGATGCTTATAGCTTCAAGCAACACATGAAAGCTAGGGATAAGAAGCTTATACAATACCTAGCCAATCATAAACACATCAGCCCCTTTGGGCATTGCTTTGCCAGCTTTCACATCAAGGCACCTGTGTTTGTAGCTAGACAGCTAGTCAAGCATAAGTTCCTAAGATGGAATGAGATCAGCCGTAGGTATGTGGACAGTAAGCCTGAGTTCTATGAACCTAATGCTTGGCGTGGAAAGGCAGAAGATAAGAAACAGGGCAGCTATGGTGTAGTAGAGCTATACAATATGCCTGATAAACGTAACCCTAACTTCTTAGTAGGTGAGACACAAACGCATTATCAAAAACTACAATGCGAGTTGTATCAATCTCTATTAGATGCGGGTGTATGCCCAGAGCAAGCACGTATGGTGCTACCACAGAGCATGATGACTGAATGGTACTGGTCAGGTAGCTTAGATGCGTTTGCTGATATGTGTAAGCTTCGCTGTGCGCCTGACACACAAGCAGAGACAGCAGAGGTAGCATGGGAGATTGACCGCACTATGGTAAAATTATTTCCTGTATCATGGGAAGCATTAAGGGAGAGTGACTGATGGATGTTATGACAGGTTATAATAAAATAAAAGCTGCAAATATGTACGGTGCGGATGAATTAACCGCAATACTTATGAATATAGTACAAGCTCAAGTAAGAGATGTAAATGCCAATCAAGATTTCAAAGATTGGTCTACAGATTTTTTAATAAAAGTGTGTACAAATCACGGCGATAAAGAAAAGGAGTTGTTTGGTGATGGCAGGTAATATCAATGGCGCAATCAAGGCGTCAGCTATTGTGGCTTTACTTATAGCTGCGCCACCTGTGTTGATAGCTATGACGTATGATGATTACCCTAAGTACTGTAAGCTGTCTATCTTATTGCCTTGTATAGGAGTAAGTGATGAATAAACGTATACCTATGAGGGGTGGTGATGAGTATGATGCCCTCACCAACGCCCGTAAGTTTCACCTGTGGAAAGCAGGGCAGTTAAAGAAGATCAAACGTGCCTACAACAAAAGGTTTCGTAAGTGTAGTAAAAGGATGACAACAGATGAATGACATTAAAGTAATAGATGTAGAAGAGCACCGTGATGGTAGCGCTACACTACAAGTAGAGTGTGCGCCTGAGATATTCGCAGCTATCTTTAACGTTGGCTTTGTTGAGTTAGTAAAGCGAGGTCTAGAAAATGAGAAGTGGCAGACCTGTGTAAGTTGTAATGGCCCAGCGCAGAATGATATGTGCGGGTTTTGCTTAGAGGAAGAATGACATGAACCTATCGGAGTTGATCCCATACTTAATATCCTTGTCAGTAATACTAATGAGTATTGGATTTATTCCTGGAGTTCTGTTATACCTTGTCGTTGTAAAATTGAAGAGGATGTTTAAGAAATGAGTATGGCTGGAACAATAGAAGACATGCGTTGGGAAATCAAACAGAAGCAGAAAGAGATAGATACGCTTAGAAGGTTCCTGACTAAGAACAAACTTATTAGAGAGTTTGATGATGAAGAACGTAAGAGAGCACTAGAGAGATATGAGGCTAACAAGATATGACACAAGAGATAGCGCATCAACCATGCCCCTATGTAGAGTGTGGATCATCAGATGCATTCAGTTTTAATACTAAAGGATATGGTAGGTGTCACGCTTGTGAAAGAGGTTACCCCTCAAAGTATCAGAAATTTCAATGGGTTGCAGAGAAATACCCAGTACCACAAGGAACTACTATGACATCCAACGTAAATTATATATCCGAAAGGATAGAAACTAACCAAAAGGGTAGTTACACTGCAATGCGTGGTATCAGTCAGAAGACTATGGAAGACTATGGTGTTCTAACTTATCCTGATCGACAAGAATACATTTACCCTAGTGGTGGTGCTAAAGTTCGTAAGTTAGATGAAAAGGTTTTCTACACCAAGAATAACTTCAAGGGTGATGAACTGTTTGGTATGAATCTGTTTACTGCAGGGTCATCTAAGATGGTTACGATCACTGAGGGTGAGCTTGATGCATTGTCAGTGGCTCAGATGCTTAAGAGTAACTACACTAACCCTGTGGTATCTCTGCCCAGCGCAACACCTTCTAAGAAGCTATGGGAGAACTGCACAGAGTGGCTTGATAGCTTTGAGAAGATTATCCTATCAGTGGACAATGATGACGCTGGTAACGCTGTAGCTGACAAGGTAGCTAAGTTATTCCCTAACAAGGTGTATCGTGTACCGCATGACAGGTTCAAGGATGCTAATGAGTTCTTGACTAATAAGGCCGGGGCTGAGTTTAAGACTGCTTGGTGGAACGCTAAGAAGTACACACCAGAGAATGTACTTAACAGTACGCAGGACTTTATCTCACTCTACAAAGATACACCTGACCACCAGTACATCCCTACAGGTATTCAAGCACTGGATGACAAGATCCTTGGCTTAATGCAGGGACACTTCACAGTCATCAAGGCACCGACTGGTATTGGTAAGACAGAGGTGATGCGCTTCCTAGAGTACAACATGTTGCAGCATAAGGTTCCCTTCGCAGCTTGGCACTTGGAAGAGACTAAGCTACGGTCACTGCTTGGTCTGGTGTCGTATGAGCTAGGTGATAACCTTACACGGCGTGACCTTATTGCAGAGAAGAATGCTGATGATGCAGTGATGGGTGCCATTGAGCGTATCACTAAGGATGAACTCTTCTACCAGTTCTACTTAGGTGATGGTCAGGGTGCTGATGCATTGTGTGACCAGATACGTTACTTTAGTCAAGCATGTGGCTGTAAGTTTGTCTTCTTTGAGCCTATTCAGGATGTCGTTTCTGGTTCATCTGAGGAAGGTAAGGAGCAGATGTTAGCTGATCTATCAGTGCGTCTGTCTAAACTATCCGCTGAGTTAAACGTAGGTATCGTTACTATTGCTCACACTAATGACAATGGTGACCCTAAGTACTGTAAGATGATTGGGCAACGTGCATCAGTTATCATTGATCTTAGTCGAGATAAAGAAGCAGATGACCTTGAAGAGCGTAACACTACGCATATATCAGTACAGAAGAATCGTCCATGTTCAGAGGAAGGCTTCGCTGGTATGATGAGGTTTAACACAGAAACATTCACACTGAGAGAAGTTATATGAAGCATTGCATATCTTGTGACACTAAGAAGAAGAACGAAGAGTTTTATTTTAATAAGGCAACTAAGGATAAATTACAGAGTTACTGCAAGTCTTGCACTATAGACAAGAGAAAAACATGGATTACAGATAATCGTGAAAAGTATATGATTAACTCAGCAAAAACGAATGCCAAGAGAAGAAACATATACTTTGACTTAAAGCCTTCTGACATATCTATACCAGATGTTTGTCCAGTTTTAGGAATACCTTTGGATAACAGAACTCCAGGAAGATCTGGTCCAACAGAAGATAGTGCTTCTATTGACAGGCTTGATAATAACAAGGGTTACATAAAAGGTAATGTATTTGTAATATCTTGGAAAGCTAACAAGATTAAATCTAATGGAACCTACGAAGAAATAATGAAAGTAGCGGAATGGATGAGGAAAACAAGTGACAGTATTTGATATAGAAACAGACGGACTAGACCCAACTAAGATACACGTACTATCTTGGGAAGATGAACTTGGTAAGATTCAACACACGCATGACTATGTGGCTATGCGTATCTTCTTTGAGGAAGCTACAATCCTCATTGGTCACAACATTGTACGGTATGACATACCTGCCGTAGAGAAGATCTTGGGTGTCAAGGTAACAGCTACCCTAGTGGACACTCTAGCTGTATCTTGGTACATCAATCACACTAGACCTAAGCATGGCCTAGAGGGTTACGGTGAGTACTACAATGTTAAGAAGCCTGAGATTACTGACTGGGAAAACTTAACTAAAGAAGAGTATGCCCATCGCTGTAACGAGGATGTCAAGATCAATGTACGTCTATGGCGTGACTTGGATATCAAACTATCTAAGTTGTACCCTGATGTGAATAACAAGTGGGATCTACTAAACTACTTGACCTTCAAGATGCAGTGCGCTGCAGAACAGGAAGCATTGAAGTGGAAGCTTGATGTAGACAAGGCTAACAAGTACCTCGCTGAATGGGGTGACATGAAGGAAGACAAGATTGAACAGCTTGCAGAGGCTATGCCTAAACGTGTACTAACTAAGGTACAGCAACGTCCAAAGGTAATGTACAAGAAAGATGGCGAGCTATCCTCACATGGGGAACGCTTTGAAGAGTTACGCAAGGAGTATCGACAGCCAGAGAATGTACAGTCTTTTGTCGTTAAAACAGGTGAGGTTCGTGGTAACCCCAGTTCACCAGAGCAAGTCAAGGACTGGCTGTACTCTATTGGTTGGGTTCCACGTACATTCAAGTTTGTCCGGGGTTCAGACGATCAGGAGAAGCAGATACCACAGATCCGTAGAGAGGGTGAGCTATGCCCATCAGTCAAAGATCTAGTATCAGAAGATCCTGCAGTGTCTATCTTGGATGGCCTGTCTGTT